TGATACTTTACCAAGTATCTTTTCAAGTGATATGGCAATTGGTAGATATGTTGCTCAAAGAGCAGGTATCGGTATCAATGCAGGTAGAATAAGAGGTATCAATAGTAGAATAAGAGGTGGTGAAGTACAACACACAGGTGTTATTCCGTTTCTTAAAAAGTTTGAATCAACCGTTAAGTGTTGTACACAAAACGGTGTAAGAGGTGGTTCTGCTACCGTACACTTTCCTATTTGGCACCAAGAAATAGAAGACATTATTGTTCTAAAGAATAATAAAGGTACCGAAGATAATAGAGTTAGAAAATTAGATTACTCTATACAAATATCAAAACTATTTTACGAAAGATTTATTAACGAAGAAGATATAACTTTGTTTTCACCACACGAAGTACCTGAATTGTATGAGGCGTGGGGTACAGATAAGTTTGATGAACTTTATGAAACAGCAGAAAGAAAAACAAGTGTTAGTAAAAAGAAAGTATCAGCACAAACACTCTTTGGTAATATTCTAAAAGAAAGAGCAGAAACAGGTCGTATCTACATAATGAATATTGACCATTGTAATACTCACTCATCATTTAAAGACTTAATTAGAATGTCAAACTTATGCCAAGAAATTACTTTACCTACTGATCCTATACAACACATAGACCAAGAAGGTGAAATTGCATTATGTATTTTATCTGCTATCAATGTAGGTCTAATTGACAAAAGAGATGAATTAGAACCTTTATGTGATTTAGCAGTTAGGGCGTTAGATGAAATTATAGATCATCAAAAGTATCCTATAAACGCTGCTGAAATATCTACAAAGGCAAGAAGAAGTTTAGGTATAGGTTATATCGGACTTGCACATTATCTTGCTAAAAAAGGATACAGATACGATCAGAAACTTGCGTGGAGACAAGTTGATAAATTAACAGAAGCATTCCAATATTATCTATTAAAGTCAAGTAAAGAACTTGCTGAAGAAAAAGGCAAGTGTGAATACTTTAATAGAACAAAATATTCCGATGGTATTCTTCCTATTGACACTTACAAGAAAGAGGTAGACGAGGTTGTAACCAGAAATCTTACCTATGATTGGGAGTGGTTGAGAAAAGAAATAAAAACATATGGGCTACGACATAGCACACTCACAGCCCAAATGCCATCAGAATCCTCTAGTGTGGTATCTAATGCAACAAACGGCATAGAACCACCTAGAGATTATTTAAGTGTTAAGAAAAGTAAAAAAGGTCCTTTAAAACAAATTGTTCCTGATTATAAAAGATTGAAAAATAATTATAGTTTATTATGGGATATGAAAGGAAACGAAGGATACATAAATATCGTTGCAGTAATGCAAAAGTATTTTGACCAGGCAATATCTGGTAATTGGTCATACAATCCTGAAGATTATGAAGACAATCAAGTGCCTGTATCAGTAATGGCACAAGATTTATTGACAACTTATAAACTAGGTTGGAAGACTTCTTATTATCAAAATACTTATGACGCTAAAAAAGATATTGACGAACCAGTACACGACATTGGTTGGATAGATGAAACAAAACAACCTGAACAAAAAGAGGAAGACGAGAATTGCGACTCGTGTACAATTTAATGAAAAGTGTATTTAACAAAGATAAGAATTTAGACTCAACAAAACAATCAATGTTTTTTGGTCCTGATTTAGCAGTACAAAGATATGATACTATGAAGTATCCTGTCTTTGATAAACTAACTCAACAACAATTAGGATATTTTTGGAGACCTGAAGAAGTGTCTTTACAAAAAGATAGAAACGATTACCTAGAATTAAGAGAAGAACAAAAGTTTATCTTTACATCTAACTTAAAGTATCAAACTATGTTAGATAGTGTACAAGGTAGAGGACCTTGTCTTGCATTTTTACCTTTTGTATCTTTACCAGAATTAGAAAGTGCTATTATTACTTGGGACTTTATGGAAACAATTCATAGTAGAAGTTATACATACATCATTAAAAACTTATACTCACAACCAAACGAAGTGTTTGATACAATTATAAAAGACGAGAAGATAGAGAAAAGAGCTCAATCAGTAACTCAAACTTATGATGATTTAATTGAAATGGGATATAAATGGACAATAGATAAATCTAAAGTTGATATGTATGAACTAAAGAAAAGATTATATCTTGCAATGGTATCAGTTAACATATTAGAAGGTTTAAGATTCTATGTATCATTTGCTTGTTCATTTGCTTTTGGTGAGTTAAAGAAATTAGAAGGTTCAGCAAAAATTATATCATTTATTGCTAGAGATGAAAGTCAACACCTTGCAATGTCGCAAAGAATAATTAATAACTGGAAAGATTTTGAAAATGATAAAGATTTTTTAAAGATTATAAAAGAAACTGAAAAAGATGTTTATAAAATGTATGATGAGGCAGTACAAGAGGAGAAGCGTTGGGCAACTTACTTGTTCTCTAAAGGTTCTATGATAGGTCTATCAGAAAAACTATTACATAAATTTGTAGAATATACAGCGAATAGAAGAATGAGAGCAATACAATTGACGCCTGCTTATGAAACAAAAACAAATCCTTTACCTTGGACAGATCATTGGTTGAATAGTAAAGGTACTCAAAATGCACCACAAGAAACAGAAATAGAAAGTTATGTTATTGGTGGTATTAAACAAGATGTAACTAAAGATCAATTTAAGAAATTTAAATTGTAGGAGATTATATGAAAAGTGATAAGATATTAATAGTAGGTGGCGGAAGTGCAGGTTGGATGACGGCCGCAACATTAATAAAAGCATTTCCCAATAAAGATATAACCGTATTAGAATCACCTAATCACCCAACGGTTGGTGTAGGCGAAAGTACAATAGGTAAAGTTAAACAATGGACAAAGTTTTTAGAAATAGACGATAAAGAATTTTTAAAACATACAGACGGTATTATAAAGTATAGTATTGGTTTCAAAAACTTTGATGGAAAAGATGAGTCGTTTCATTATCCATTTGGTGAAGTTGTAACTAAAGGAACATTAACAGGTTACAATGACTGGTGGATGAAAAAAGCATTTAAACCAGAAACACCAGTTTCAGATTATGGTGAGTGTTTTTGTCCTGTTATGCACCTAGTAAATCAAAATAAAGGTGCAATGGAATTTTTTGGTTTTGAAACTGCTAAAGATTCTGCATATCATTTTGACGCTACTAAATTTGGATTATGGTTGAAAGATCATTATTGTATGCCTAAAGGTGTTAAACATATATTAGAAGATGTAAAAACTATTGAACAGGATGAAGATGGTATTGTATCTTTAAACAAAACACACAAGGCAGATTTATATATTGATTGTACAGGTTTTAAATCTATGCTTTTAGGTGGTGCTTTGAAAGTACCTTTTCAACCTATTAAAAATTTACCTAATAACAAGGCGTGGGCAACTAAAATTCCTTATGTTGATAAAGAAAAAGAAATGAGACCATATACTAATTGCACAGCATTAGAGAATGGTTGGTCGTGGGATATACCACTATGGAATAGAATTGGTACAGGTTATGTTTATTCAGATAAATTTGTAGATGACGAAACTGCTTTACATCAATTTCAAACTCATTTAGCAGGTACAAGACCTGGTTTTGGTAATGATGAACACGAATATAAAAATATTACAATGAAGACTGGTATACACGAAAGATTATTTGAGAAGAATGTTGTTGCAATAGGTTTATCTGCTGGGTTTATTGAACCATTAGAAAGTAATGGTCTGTTTTCAGTACACGAATTTTTAATATCACTTGTAAGAAATTTAAGAAGAGGTGAAATTACACAATGGGATAGAGATAATCATACCTTTGCTTGTAAGGCAATCTATTCTGGATTTGAAGAATTTGTTGGATTACATTATGCAATGTCAACAAGAAACGATACACCATACTGGAAAGCAAATAATAATAAAGTGTGGGAAGAAAGTTTAAGAGATATGAAACCTAAAATGTTTCTTGGATATTTACAGGCAGCATTGCAAAGAGCAAAATATTATGAATTTCCTGTTGACCCAATTGAAAAGAAAGGTAATAGTGGATTACACTTTATAGCAGCTGGTTTAAATTGGGCACCAGATGATTTACCTAATTCAGTATATACTACTCATAAGTCAGAAAAAGAAATATTAGAAATACTAAAACCATATATAGCAAGACTAGAAGATCAAAAAACCGTATGGAAAGAAGCAGCAGAAAAACAATTAAGTTACCACGACTTTATTAAGAAAAACTACTATGATTAAATCAGAAAAGAATTGTACAAATTGTCAAACAAAATATACCGTAACTTGGGATGATGAAAAAACGGATATGACACCGTTTACTTGTCCATTTTGTGGGTATGAAGTTGAAGATGATGAAGAAATGGAAAGTGTGATACCAGATGAAGCAGACCACGATAGTTGGAATTGATTATAGTTTAACCAGTCCTTGTGTCTGTATCAATGATGGAAAAAAGATTATGTTTTATTATTTAACAAAGAAAAAGAAACACCTAGGTAAAATTGCTAATAACATTATTGGCGAAGAACACCAAGAATATAATACTCCCATAGAAAGATTTACAAACATATCAACTTGGGTAATGTCAAAATTACCAAAGTCATTAAAAGTTTATATTGAAGGATACTCCTTTGGTTCAAAAGGTCAAGCAGTATTTCAAATTGCTGAGAATTGTGGTATACTAAAATATAGATTACAAGAGGCAAACATACCTTACGATATAGTTGTACCTAGTGTTGTTAAAAAAGGTGCAACAGGTAAAGGTAATGCTGATAAGGATATGATGTACGAAGCATTTAATAAAGAAACAAAAATTGATTTGAAGAAACTATTTGATACTGAAAAAGTAGGTAACCCTATATCAGATATTGCAGATAGTTATTTTATACAAAAGGTTGGAAATGAAAATAGCAGTAGTAACTAGTCTTAACAGAAAACTATACGAGTATTACGCACATAGATTTTACAAGACATATAATTGGCCGTTTGATTGTTATATCTACCACGAAGGATGGATACCTGAAATTGATCCAATGCGACCTATCATACATAGAGATATACACGAAACAAATCCTACCTTAAAAGATTTCATAAAAAGAAACGATAGTAAAAATATTTTTAGTACAATAAAAGGTACTGATAATAGTCAAATAGTATATGGTTTAGATTTTATTAAAGACGCAATAAGATTTAGTTATAAAGTATATGCAAAGACACACTTAATGCTAGAAGGTAATTATGATTATGTTTTTTGGATTGACGCAGATGTTATGTTCAAAAGAATAATGACCGAAGAAATAATATTAAGAGATATATTACCTGAAGATAAAGCGATTTGCTACCTAGAAAGACCTGCCCCACCATTTTATCCTGAATGTGGATTTGTAGGTTATAATCTAACTAATAAACATACACAAAGATTTGTACAAGAATTAAGAAACACATACGAACAAGATTTACTTTTCAATGAAAAACAATGGCACGATTCATATGTTTGGAATGAAGTAAGAAAAAGAACTTTGAATGGTCAACCTCAAATGGATTTGACAGGTAGAAGAAAAGACGGCCACGTGTGGCCAGAATCAAAAATCGCACCATACACGGCACACCTAAAAGGTAAAAGAAAAAAGGATGCTGGTGTTGATGAACGAGATAAACAAGTTAATGAAGGAGATTACAATGACTAAATTATATTTAGGTGGTGATGACCTACCTGATGATTATGTTGATGAAAACGGTGCTCACTATAATGTGGGTTCTAAAGACAAAGAAGAAGTAGATAATACTACAACAGACGAACACGATAGAACTTATGAGAACGAAAGTACAAGAGATTATTCTCCAATGGTTCAAATTAGTTTAAAAGAATACGATAGACTAAAAGAAAGAACAAAGTATATTACAGATAAAGATATGATTGCTCAAATTGATAAGATAGAGTTTTTTGTTAAAGAATTAAGAAAACATATTGTAAGAACGGATATATAATATTATGTACGATTACGATAACTCAAAACCTAAAATGTCTAAAGAAGAACGAGATAAACTTATGAAAGAGTTTTTAGACAAAGGTGGTAAGGTTGAAAAATGCGAGCCAGGTTATCCTATCAATGTAGGTAGTTTAGACAAGAGTAGAAAACCATCTTGGACTAGACAAGAAATTAAAGAAGGCAAAAAAGGTAATACACCTATGCCAGATTTAAGTACATATAAACCAGGGTCGTACCACGATCACCCACCAAGTGGAAACAATCCACCTCGTTGGGAATTTCAACCAAAAAATAAGATGGCAGGAAAATGATTAGAGTTTTTATAGGATATGATGATAATGAAAAAGTAGCATTTAGTGTATTGAGTCATAGTTTACTTAAACACTCAACACAACCTATTGCTATTACACCAATTAGATTACAAAATATTAAAGATGTATTTGTAAGAGAAAGATTAAAGATACAATCAACTGAATTTGCTTTTAGTAGATTTCTTGTACCTTATCTTTGCAATTATTCAGGACACGCAATCTTTATGGATTGTGATATGTTATCTAGGTCAGATATATCAGCATTATGGAGACAAAGAACTACGAAGTATGCTGTTCAATGTGTACAACACGATTATACTCCTACTAGTACGGTAAAGTTTTTAAATCAACCACAAACACCTTACCCTAAAAAGAATTGGTCTAGTATGATGATATTTAATAATGCTAAATGCACAGCACTTACACCAGATTATGTTAATAGTGCCTCAGGATTAGAACTTCATCAATTTAAATGGTTAGAGAATGAGGATTTAGTAGGTAAGGTTGACGAAGAATGGAACTGGTTAGTAGGTGAGTATGAACATAACCCACACGCAAAATTAGTACACTACACCGAAGGTGGACCATACTTTAAGAACTACAAACATTGTGATTATTCCGAAGAATGGTTTGACACATTTAAAGAAACAACAAGAACGGATATGTAATGGATAATTTATACGAAATATATTTGGATCAGGCAAAATTAATGCACCAGGATCCTAAAGTCTGGAAAGGTCATATGATAAAAAGATATATGCCACAGATAAAAGAGATAATAGAAAAACATAATGTAGATACAATACTAGACTATGGTTGTGGTAAAGCACAACATCATCCAGATGGTTGGAATAGTTACAAGTATGACCCAGCAGTACCTAAATTTGAAAAGAAACCAGAGGCAGGTCGTAAGTTTGATTTAGTAATTTGTATTGATGTATTAGAACATATACCAGAGGCAGATTTACCTAGAATAATAAAAGAGATATTTGATTATTCAGGCAAGTATGTATTTGCTACTGCTGCCGTTAAAGAGGCAGGTAAAACATTACCTAATGGTATGAATGCTCACGCAACGGTAAGACCTGAAGAATGGTGGAAAGAATTATTTAAACCTTATGAAGGTAGATTTACTTTAGACTTTACAACTAAAAAACCAACAAAGAAAAAGAAATATAATATTACATAATGAAAGAGATTGCTGTTTACGCTAATACCTGTGCTTTAGGTTCATATAAAGAACTATGGCCGAAAGCATTTTATCAAGGTCTTCAACATCACGCACCAGAGTGGAAGTCGTACTATGTAACTAATAGAAAATTGACCGACGCTGAATACGCTTGGTGTTTTGCATATCAAGTACGAGGCGATATTAAACAAAGTGATACAAGTCATAGAAGACAGATTATAGACAAATACGAACCTACTGGTAAGATATTCTTTTTAGATTCAGATGTTTTAATATCATATGATGGATTTGAATTAGATAAACCTAGAATAAAAGCAATGACATTAGCAAATAAAAGATGGACAAGACAACCTTATTCAAGTATATACGCTAATCAAGGTGCCAAATATTTTGAAAAAGAATTTATAGAAGGTGCAATGAATCGTTGGGAAGAAATTAAATTACATAAAAATATAGAAGTAAAACCTTATAATGGTAAAGGTGAACATATTTTAATTACTTGTAATAGAGGAACTGAAGGTTACTCAGCAGAAAAGAAAAACGCAACTGAATATGCTATAGAAACAATAGAAGAAATTAGAAGATACTCAAAACGACCTATCATAGTTAGATTTCATAGAGCATTATCAGGCACACAACAAAAAGATTTTGATAGATTAACAAATTGGATTAAAGATAAAAAAGACATAACAATTCAATCAAAAGCAAATGGTAATTATCCAGACATTGTACCTGTGATAAAGAATGCTTATGCTGTATGTACTTGGTCATCATCTTCAGCAACACCAGCAATTTGTGAAGGTAAACCTTTGTATGTAAAATCTAAAAATTGTTTCTTTTATGATATGAATAGTGGTGATTTAAAAGATATTGAAGAACCTAATATAAAAGACAAAAGAGATAAGTGGTTTGCTAATTACGCTGCCACACATTATAATTTAAAAGATTTAAACACAGGATATTATTTTGGAAAGGTAAAAAACTTAATATGATAACTTTAATTTTTATTATTGGTTACCTAACTATGGTATTCAATGAAGGATTTGTAATACTACGCCATTTATCTAAAACTATGGCAAAAGCAAGACAGAATTTAATTAAGAAATACGGAAAAAAATGGAAGATATTTCATTCCACAATGGATGTAGTATGGGTTACATTTGTTTTAATAGGTATAATCTTTTCACCATATAGAGAATTGTTTATAGGTATGGTGTTAGGATTTTGGTTATTAGTAGGAATATTTGTATATCTACCTAAATTATTTAAATGATATTATTATGGTTATTTGCGTTGATAGAGTCAGAAAAAAAGTAGATAAGTTTTTAGATCAAATTTATAAATCGGATCCTGAAAATATTAAATATCTAAAAAGTGATACAATAGATGTATCAGATAAATCTCCTCGTATCTTTAGAGGTATTACTCGTATAGAAACAATCAAACAATGTTTAGATAACAATATAGATTTTTATTATATTGATACAGGATATATGGGTTGTTATCCTAAAAAAATATGGCATAGATTTACTAAAAACAATTTTCAAACACTAGATCATTTAAATTATAAACAACTAGATTTTTTAACTGATATGAAAGTATTGAAACATAGATTTAAAAACTCTATGGGTATTGTTTATGATAGTTATAAACCTAAACGACCAGTTAATGGTGAGAGTATATTAATTATACCACCATCAGCAAAAGTATTAAGATGTTTAACCCTAAATGGACATACAAATTTTAAACAAGATGAATATATTGATTTTGTAACTAAAGAGATTAGAAAATATACTGATAAAAGAATTATTGTTAGACAGAAACCTAATAGGGATGAAAGAACTAAAAAAGGTAGGAATTTAAAAGATCAATTAATAACAGATAAAGTACATTGTCTAGTGGCATTTAATAGTATCGCTGCTTTTGAGGCAATACAAGAAGGTTATCCAGCAATAACATTAGGACCAAATGCTGCTAGTTTTTTATCAGAAAAAGAAATAAAGAATGTAGATAACCCTTATTTTGCAGATGACGATAAGATAAGAGAACATAGTTTATATCTATCAGCGTGTCAGTTTGAAATGGATGAATTTAAAAATGGATATGCAATAAGACAAATAGAACAATTACAACACGATCAAACATATAATAATTTTAAATATGAAATTAAATAGTAAAATATCTTGCTCTGCTAGGTCAAAAGCACCTTGGGATCCTATACAACAATGGGCTGATATACACATAGCACAAGCAAAAAAGTTTGCTAGTTTTGAATTTGATTATGAAGATATAGATTGTATGTATGGACAAGTAGAAGAATATCTTCCAATATATGGTGGAAGACCTGCTGCTAATCCAGAAATAATGAAACACGATTTACCTTGGTTATATGATAATGGCATTGGTGTTAAATTAACTTTACAAAATAAAACACCAACAAATGAAGCATATAAAGAAAGTAAATCAGGATTAAAAGAATATAATAGAAAAGAAAACGCTGTTATTGTTAATAGTGATAAGTTAGCAGAATGGATTAAAAATGATTTTCCTAATTATAAAATAGAGGCAAGTTGCATACAAGATATTACAACCAATGAACAATATGAAAAGAAAGTTGCATTAGGTTTATATGATACAATTGTTTTACCTATTCATTGTAATGATGATATGAAATTTATAGAGAGTATTAAAAGAAAAGATATGCTTAGATTGTTTATGAATATAGAATGCTCTTATAATTGTCCTAGTAAAATTTGTTATGGTACAACTTCTAAAATCAATTTGCAATTAAAAAAGAAATTTGTTTGTAGTTTGATTCATTTAGGACAAGAACGATCTTTTTATAATGATGATATAAAATGGAATGAATTTTATTTTGATTTAAAACACTATGAAAGTTTAGGTATACATAAATTTAAATTAGTTTTTCCTAGTGAACAACAACAACGAACAGAATTAATGTATAAAAGAAATCATAAAATTTTAGCAAATAAAGATACACCAAAATGAGATTAATACAACCAATATTCGCTAGTTATTCTACAAGAGAAACAGGTCTTGGAAAAGAGAATAAGATTTATAATGCTTGGAAAGAAGCAGGTGAAAGAGTAAAAAAAGATATAGATTTAGGAGTAAAAGAATTTCTTTTATTTTATATACCAGAGTTTAAGTTTGGTGAAAAATCATCTAGTTGGAGAGAAGGCGAAGGTATTGATGAACACAAAATGGATCAAGTATGTGTAACTGCCGCTAGTCTTTCAGCAATTATACAACCACAATGTAGATTGATTGTAGATGTATGTTTATGTTCATATACACAAGACGGACATTGTTGTATTACAGGTGACCAAGAAAAAACAGATAGATTATTATTAGAACAAGCAAAAAGTATTTACACGGCGTCTGGAGCAACTATAGCACCAAGTGATTGCCAAGACAATACGGTTAAGAATATTAAATCATTGAAAGATGGTAATATAGAAGTTATGAGTTATAGTACCAAATTCCGTTCAACATTTTATAGAGGTTGGCGTAATGCAATGAAGATAGAAAAAGGTATCCATAGACCATATCAATTAGATGTTTCAGATAGACGAGGTGCGTTGCATAGATCAATAAAATATAAAGATGATGGTGCTGATGAATTAATGGTAAAACCAGGTATGACAAGTTTAGATTTAATTAGTGATATAAAAATGTTTTCACATAAACCAACTGGAGTATATCAAACTTCAGGTGAATATCTTGGAATAGGAGCACCAGGTAGTTTATTAGAAACATATAAAGTTTTTGAAAGAGCAGGTGCAGACTTTATGATAACTTATGGGGCAAGAGATTTAGTAGGTAAAGTATGATGGATTATAAAATTTTAATATTAGCATATCTAATTGGGCATAGTCCAATAGAAACACAACAAACTTTTCAAATGCAAGGTCATTTTAAAACTATGGAAGAATGTAAAGAACATTTACTTGAACAAAAACCTGATGGAAGATATGAAGTGATGAACGAGTTTGTTATAGATGGAGAGTTTAAATGGGATTGGTTAGTTGCAGGTTGCAAAAGTGATACAACAGGAGAAGAATTTAAAGTGTGGCCGAGTTATCCTAAAGGCAAACCAAAAGAATTAGAGGGTGTAGATTTTGAATTGGAGCATTTTGATATATGATAAAGTTTCTTATACCAAAGTATGATGGTAAGTTTACTGAACGAGCTTCATATAGATTTAGAGCAACAATACCTTTAAAGGGTATGCGACCTGAAGATGGTATAATTAAAAGTGTAGAAGAAGCAAAGAAAGGCGACATAGTTGTATTAGCAAAGAAATCAACACCTAAAGATTTATTTTATTTAAAATCAAATAATATAAAATGTGTATATGATATATGCGATAACAAATGGAAAAAATATATATCGCCACAATGGATTAAACGAATTGTTACACCTCATAATATTTTATGTGAAAATGTAGATAATATAGTTACATCAACTCCAAAGATGAGTGAAATAATAATGAAAAAAACTGGTAGGAATGCTATTATTATTCCTGATCCAGTAGAGGCAACAAGAGTTGAACCTAGTGTTAGATTAAAAAGTAGAAGATATATTAATATATTTAATTTTGGTACTGCTAAACATTTTCAAAAAGTGATGTGGGATGAGTTTATATCAACCTTATTTAATACAGAAATAGATCAATTTAAAATACATTGTATGCTAAACAGATCAAAAAAATTTAAAGTGTTATATAAAGATCAAATTGCTACTGGTAGATTAACTCTACACGAATATGATTTTGATAAACAATATCAATTAATGAAAGAATGTGATATAGTTTATTTACCTATCGTATGTAATAGTCTTCTTAATTTAAATGATATGAAAGCAAAAAGTCCTAATAGAATAATGGACGCAATATATTCAGGTAAACCTGTAATTACAAATGAGGGTGTTGATAGTTGGTTAAAATTTCAACAATATGCCGACTTTGCTGGATTTGCTAGATCGTTTAATTATGATACACAAGTAGCGGCTTTTAAGGCGTTAATAAATAGACCTAAAGAAGAAACTAATTATAGAATTTCACAAGGACAAAAATATATAAGTGAAAATCACTCGCCTGAAGTTATAGGCAAACAATGGATTGATTTGGAAAACAAAGTGGGTAGAATAGGATTTTAGATGAAAAGAATATTATTAACAGGTGGAGCAGGTTTCATAGCACATCATACAATCAGACATCTATTACAAAATACCGATTGGGAAATAGTTTCATTAGACAGATTAGATTACTCTGGCAATTTAAATAGAATTGCAGATATGATGAATGAGTTTGATAAAGAAACACAAAAGAGAGTACGAATAGTTTACCACGATTTACGAGCAGAGGTAAACGAAATGTTAACAGCAGATTTAGGTAAGTTTGATTACATAGTACATATGGCTGCGTCATCACACGTGGATAGATCAATAGAGGATCCAATGTGTTTTGTTTTAGATAATGTAGTTGCAACTTGCAACATATTAAACTTTGCTAGAAAACAAGAAAATTTAGAAAGATTTATTTACTTCTCAACAGATGAAGTGTTTGGTCCAGCACCTAAAGGTGTAAACTATAAAGAAAGAGATAGATATAATTCTACAAATCCATATAGTGCTACAAAGGCAGGTGGTGAAGAACTTGCAGTAGCATTTCAAAACACATATGATATGCCAGTTTATATTACCCACACAATGAATGTGTTTGGTGAAAGACAACATCCAGAGAAATTTATACCAATGACAATTAAAAATGTTAAAGATGGTAATATGGTAACTATTCATAGTGATAGAGATAAGAAAATACCAGGTAGCAGACACTACATACACGCTAAAGATGTTGCAGATGGTTGCTTGTTCTTATTACAAAATCAAAACAAGATAGATCAATTAGAACAAGACTATGGTGGGGCAAAGTGTCCTAAATTTAATTTAGTAGGACCTGTTGAATGGGATAATTTAGAACTAGCACAAAAGATTGCTAGGGCACAGAATAAAGAACTTAAATATAAGATGGTAGATTTTCATACTAGTAGACCAGGACACGATTTGCGTTATGCGTTAGATGGTAACTTAATGAAAGAATTAGGTTGGGAACCTAAAGTATCTATTGAAGATAGAATAAACGAAGTAGTACAATGGACATTAAATAATGATAGGTGGTTAAAGATATGAAATTTGTAAAGGGTTGGTATCTACCAGATTCAGATACACATTTTGAACATTATATAAAAGATGGTAGTTATCAAACTATTCATAGAGAAACAATATTAAGATATATTAAGATGAAGAAACCTAAATTGAGGTGTTGTATAGACATAGGTTCACATATAGGTTTTTGGTCAAAAGATTTTACTAAAGTTTTTAATCATACATATGCTTTTGATCCTATACCACAAGTAAGAGAATGCTATGTTAAGAATATTACAAATCCTAATTACACATTATATCCTTATGCTTTAGGTAGAGAAGAAAGTAAAAAGATGTTTTTATATAGTCCTAGTGAAACAGGTAATACACACGCCAGCGATAAAGGTAATTTAGAAGTAACTATTAAAACATTAGATAGTTTTGCTTTAGATAATATAGATTATATTAAGATAGACGCTGAAGGATATGAGATAGAGGCATTGATAGGTGCTAAAAAACTTATAGAGAAGTGTAAACCTTTTATACATATTGAAGCAAAGAAGAAAGTAATGGTAAAACAAAACATAACTATGAAAGATATTGAAGATTATTTTGAAAGTATTAATTATGAACAAGTATTAACGGTTAAATCGGAGTTATTATATGCACCTAGATAATGAAATAAAATTAGATTATAAAGATGTATTGTTGAAACCTAAAAGGTCAACATTATCATCAAGGCGTGATGTTAAAATGACCAGAACATTTACATTTAGAAACTCAAATGAAACATATGAGTGTTGTCCAATAGTTGCGTCTAATATGGACGGTGTAGGAACATTTAGTATGGCGAAAGTTATACAAGACTATAAGATGATGACTACAATCACAAAGACAACAACACTAGATCAATGGAAACAAGCAGTTGGTAATGGAATTAAATTGAAGTATGTATCAGTATGTACAGGTACTAATAAGTTATGGACAGATGACGCTGAAGACTATGCTACAATGAAACAAGTATTAAATAACTATCCAGATATTAAATTTATTACAATAGATGTAGCAAATGGTTATCATACAAATTTCTCATCTTTCATATCAAAAGTTAGAGAAGAATATCCAGACAAAACTATTATTGCAGGTAATGTAGTTACGGCAGAAATGACCGAAGAATTAATTATAAGAGGTGCAGACATAGTTAAAGTAGGTATAGGACCAGGTAGTGTATGTACGACAAGAACTATGGCAGGTGTAGGTGTACCTCAATTTAGTGCAGTAATGGAATGTGCTGACGCAGCCAATGGTGTTGGTGGACACATAATGGCAGATGGTGGTTGTAATATGCCAGGAGATTTAGCAAAAGCATTTGGAGCAGGTGCTCACTTTGTAATGTTAGGTGGAATGTTAGCAGGACATAATGAAAGTGAAGTAGAAAGTAAAGATGGCAGGAGAGAATTTTATGGTATGTCTTCCGATAGAGCGAGAGAGATACACGGAAAACGAAAAGATGGTTATAGAGGTAATGAAGGACGAGCAGTTATATTACCAGATAGAGGATCAGTTAAAGAAACGGTTGAAGATATATTAGGTGGAGTTAGATCAAGTTGTACATATATTGGTGCAAGACGATTAAAAGATATTCCTAAATGTGCTAGTTTTGTAAGATGTAATCAACCATTAAATACGGTATTTGAATCATATGATAATAACTCATAAACTTAAATGGAATAAATGCCTATCACACCAGATATGGCCAAAGATAGAAAAAGGTTGGAAAGACGAAGATAGACCTATACATTTCTTTTGGGGATTAGCAGGTAATAATATTGCTAAAATAAAAGAGTGTATAGAAAATAAACAAGAATACTGGTTTGTAGATACTGGTTATCTATCTAGTCAGATTACAAGATATCCTGAACCTAAAATACTAGATGAAAAGAAAACATACTTTAGAATTTGTAAAGGTAGTTTTCATACAAATATAGGTAAAGTAAATACACCTGCTAGATTAGAAAAATTAAGAAAACAATTAGGTACAGACGCTGAATTTAAAGGTTGGCGTGCTGACGATAGAGGTAAACATATATTATTATGTCCATCATCACCTACGGTTACCTATCAAATGAATGGTATAACACAAGACGAATGGGTAGAAGTAGCAATAAGAGAGATTAAAAAATATACAGATAGAGAGATTAGATTTAGAAACAAACCTAGACCAGGTAATGAATGGTGGGGTACAGATATAAAAGATGATTTAAAAGATTGCCACGCATTAGTTACCAATTATAGTTTATCTGCTTTTGACGCATTGATGAATTATGTACCTGTATTCGCAGAAGGTAATAGTGTTATGGGTCCTGTAACTAGTAGAGATATTAAGAAGATAGAGAAACCATTAAAACCAGGTGGAAAAACTATTGAAGATTGGTTAAAGTTTGTTGCAGAAAATCAATTTACTTTAGAAGAAATGGCAAATGGTACAGCATACGAAACATTAAAATATCAAAACGAAGAATAATGAAGAATGTAGTTTGTTTATATTGGGGAAACAAGTACAAAGTAGAGTATGTAAAGATTTTGTACAATATGGTACAAAGACATTTAACTATACCTCATAAGTTTATCATTTATACTGAACACGTGAAAATGGGAAAACTGGTAAAAGGTGATAATGTAGAAGTAAGAAAATTACCATTCCACGACTATCAAGGTTGGTGGAATAAACTAACATTGTTTAGTCCTGAAGCAAACCTAGAAGGTGATAGTTTATACTTTGATTTAGATGTAGTTATTACAGATAATATAGATTGTTTCTTTACACACGAAGAAGATAGTAAAGTTGTATTGATGAGAGATTTCAATTTAGCAACAGAAGGTTTTAATTCTAGTATAATGAGATTTAACAATGATGTAATGACACCTTTTGTATGGGAACCTTATTTAAAAGAAAAGAAATCATTAGATAAATTACAAGGTGACCAGAATGTTATATCTCAATGTATAAAACAGACACCTGAAAACTATAAGATATATCCAGACGATTGGACTTTTAGTGCTAAATGGTATGATAGGTCCAATCCTAGATTTAAAAGAAGTGAATGGACCTTTGCCCAGCATCCTGATGCTAAAGTCGCAGTATTTCACGGTAAACCTGATCCACTCCAACTCGCAGACCCACATCCATACGAATCATACGACAAAGATACCATTGCTTGGGTGAAAAAACATTGGAAATAAAGGGTGTTCTCCTTTTGTTCTCCTATATAATTCAAAAAATCGCATAAAATAAGGGTTTTTAGTGCTTGACTTTAGGGTCAATCTCCTATAATATAAGAGTATATGAAAAACAAAAACACTAACACAAAGGACAAACTATGGGACAAGTAAAACAATGGGCAACTGAATGTGCTGAAAACGCAGTAGGTTGTGTAATAAATGATTATCTTAAAAACAAGATCAATGCCGAAGACGCAAAAACTAAAATATTAAAAGTAGAAAATGTTAATCTTGCCGAAGTAGATGAGAATAATGTTGATGATGTTTTATATTATGCAAAAGAAGATTATAATAGTAAAAGAGGAAAAGAATATCACGGAGGTTTAAAACAATAATGCCAGATAAAATAGTTAAAACAGATAAGAATATTATGGTTGAAGGTAAGTCTTTAGATAGTTATGTTAATGGTGATACTTTCAATGTATGTTATTTAAGAGAGTATATGGATCCTGAACACGAAGGTGATTTTTTCTATGCGTATGAAACGGTTTACAGAAATGTACCTAATAAGTTTAGAAAGAAATTTAACGATAAAACAAAACTTAAAATAGTTAAATTTTTAGATTGGAATTATAAAGAAACTGCTAGTAATTTTGCTAAAACAACTAGAGTAGAATTAATTAGTGAGAACAAATACTATCAAACTTATAATGATGTATTTGGTGATGTTGCTGATAATGATGACCATATGTTTAACGATTACGGTCAATCATATGACACAAGACAAGGATTTAGAAAAGACTTTAATCCAAAATTAACATATAAAAGAAATCCTATGAAAAAGAAAATTGAAGAAGCAAGAGGTATACATTAATGAAATATGACGAAGACAAAATATTTAAAGA